GGCGCGACGCGGCGTTGCTCTTCGTCGCCCTGCATCTTCGCCACGTACGCGTCGATGATCTCGCGCGCCGCGTAAACGACGTCGTCGCTGAGATCGGCAGTCTGTGGCAGGCGCGACGCCGCCGCGCGCAGACCACTTGACAGCACGTACAGCTCGCCGTTAATCACGTCGGCGATGCCGAGCTTGTAGCTGCCGCGCAGTTCAGGACGCTCGTCGTCGTACACCAAGAACGCTCGCCGCGCCAGGGCGATGTCTGGCTCGTTGCTGTTGAACATAGCCAAGTCGAAGACGCGCGCAGCCGCCGCCGGACCGTCCCAGCGTTGCGTCTCGTTCAATGGCAGATTCGTGTCTGCGCCGATGACCATTGCCATGTCGCACCTCCCGCTGCGTCACAGTATACACTACAGTCCATCACTTAGCACTGGGCTGAGCGTACACCGACAGTTGGGATGCGCCGGCACTTCGCGACCGTTCTCGAACGGTGCGCCGAGCGTGACGATCTGCCCGTTCAGCGCAGTGCAGATCGGGCAGGCGGTCGTCTCGGCGACCCACTGCATGCGGTCGACCTCGCCGCTCTCCTGCCACGCCAGCACCTGGCCGCGGCTGTAGGCGTACGCAGCCTCCGTCACTGCGATCATGAACGCTCGGTACGGCGCATCGAACGGCCGTACGGTGGTGCCATCAGCCAGCGTCTCCGTCACGCCGCGCAGCAATTGCGCCGCCTGGTTGTAGCTGATGCCGTCTGCGTCGACCAGCGCCATGACGCGTCGCACGTCGTCGCGCGTCGTCTCGGCCACGCGACGCACCTTCTGCGCCAGGCCGGCGATGGTCTCTTGCACACGAGGGTTGCGCAGGTCAAACGCCGTGCCCAGCTGCACTTGCTCGCCGGCACGCTCCCACGCGCGCTCTAGCAGCAGCGGATAGAACGCGCGCATGATGATGCTGATCTCGGTGCCGTCGTCGAGCGCGCCGACCACGGTCTCGACCTGCGCTGGTGTCGGTGGCGTGTAGTCGTCGCTCATACGTTGCGCGCCTGCTCGTCAGCAGCACGACGCGCCGCGATCGCGTCAATCTCCTGCGCTGCCGTGCGATACTGGTCGTTGACATACCGTCGCAGTCGTCGGAACATCGACTCCGCGACGTCGTCGATCGGTGGTGGCACGTAGTCGGCCACCGGATGCGGCGCGCGTGCGGGCGCGCGCAGCTCAATCATCGGGATTGCATCGCGCGTCTCGACCGGCGTGTCGTCTGTTGGTGCAGGGGCAGGCGTCGGCGTCAGCGTCGGCATGCCGATGACCGGGCTGTGCTGGACGTCGAGCAGCTGCACGCTCGTCGGCAGCGCGTACACGTCGCCCGCATCGTCGATCGGCAGCGCCAGCGCGCGCCTGGCTTCGTTGCGCGTCATGATCCCGGCGTTCCACGCCGTGATGGTGCGCTCGACGCGCGCCGCCTGGTCCTCCTGCAGCGCGGCCACCGTCGACAGATCGTACCGCACCACGACGTCGAACAAGTCGCCGAGCGCCGTTTGGATCTCGCCCTCCCACATGCGCCACAGCGGCACCAGCGTTTGCTGCGTGTACGACACGCGCGCCTCAGCGTAGTTGCTGTACGTCGATCGGTCCAGGCCGATGCCGAGCCCGGCGACGATCGCCGGCACACGGAACGCCGCCGCGATGTGCGCTTCGGGCACGCGCATCAGCGCGTCGAACGCCAGCTCGGCCATCGACATACCGATGCGCGACACCGTCACGCCCTCCTCGAGGACAGCGACGCCGCCGCGCTGGTCGCCGCCGTAGCGCTCGTTCCACTGGCTCCTCATGCGCCCGACGGCCGTGTCGTCGAGGATCGTGCCGATCGGCGTGGTCAGCACCACGCGCGGCATCGCGTCGTTCTTCAGCAGCGCGCGGACGTAGCGCATCGCCTCGTTGGTGGCATCGACCTCGGCGGCGACGGCGACGAGCGGCGGCAGCGCGACCCACGGCTGCTCCAGGTCGACGCTCGGCCAGCGGATCTGAATGACGTCGTCGGCTGTCACCGGCAGCTTCGTGCCGTCTGCGTTCACGTAGTCGTACCGCGCGATCCAGATCCGCGCGTTCGGATCGCTGGCAGGCACCGGAATCATCTGCCCGGCGTGGTACGGCCAGAGCTCGACGGGCGTGCCGCGCCGATCGCGCACGACGTGGATGTAGGCGCTGCCGCCGACTGCCGCGTATACCGCAAGCAGCGTCCAGAACTCGCGCTGCGAGTGCATCGCGTTTGGCCTGGCCAGCAGTCGCGCGAGCGGCGACGAGCCCATCTCCTCGCCCTGCACGTTGTAGCAGCGCATCGCCGGCTCAACGAGATCGAAGGCGAGCGTCGACACGCACGAGAACACTGCCGCGTTCCGCCGGTATCCGTCACGCGACAGCGCGCGCCACGTGGGCTCCAGCACCGTGGTGTCGAGCCAGCGAGGCACAATGCTCAGGCCACCGGCGCGCAGCAGCCATCGCGCCAGACCGTGACGCACTCGCGATGTGATCGACATCATCGCACCCCCTGATAGGTCGCCGCGCGCAGCAGCGGGATCGCGCCGCTCACGCTGTCGACCTGATCGTCGTGTACACCCGACGGGAACGCCGCCGCCTCGTCGATGAACTCCCGCACCCACGATCCGGCGACGAGCGCGACCTTGCCAGCCTCGGCACGCGCCGCCCACGGCATCGCGCGCTGCACCTTGTCGCCGCGTGGCGTGACGCCGCGCAGCGTCACGCCGGAGAGCGCGCGATCGCGACGCAGCTCCTGCAGCGCGGCCAGGCCGTGCATCGCCTGCTCAACGGCGTGGATTGTCTGCGGCTCGCGCTGCATGGTCTGCACCATCACGATTCGCGCATCGGGCCACTCCCAGCGTCCGCGCACCATGTCGCGCACGTACAGCGTGCCGTCTTCGGCCATGGCCACTGCAGCGCAAGCCGTGTAGTCCGCGCTGCTCTTCGTTGATGCCGCGAGGTCCCAGTATCGTACCCAGCGCAGGGTCGCCGGTGCTTCGTCGACGACGCGGAACCACGCCCGGCGGAACATCGCGCCGTCGGGCTCAACGAACTCCCCGTCGATCTCCTGCGCCGCGAACGTCGACGTGTACGACGCCTCCAGCGTCGGCACGAAGTCCTGCGGCAGGTAGGGATTATCGCGCGAGCTGCTGCGGATCAGCGCGTAATCGGGGCCCGCCGCATGCCACGTCTGCCAGACCCAGTTGCGCCCGCGCGGCGTCGTCGTGATCCAGGCGCGATTCGGCATGGTGCGCAGACGACCGAGCATAATCAGCCACACGTCGTGCGGCATCATCGCGGCCTCGTCGAGCCAGAACCACGACAGGTTCGGACCGCGCAGTCGATCGGGATCGTCAGCGCTGCGAAACAGGATGGTGAGTCCGTTGATCAGCTCCATGCGCATCTCAGTGCGATGCCACGACTTGACGATGGTGCCGCGCTGCGCCAGGTCGGCGACGCTGCGCAGCGTGGCGTCGCGCAGCATCGGATAGGTCGGCGCCAGCACCATGCCGATGCCGGGCGGCTGGCGCAGCGCCTCGACGGCACCGGCGCGAGACTTGCCGCTGCCCACGCCGCCGACGAACGCGCGGTACCGCGCAGGCGATCGCCAGAACGCGCGCTGCGGTTCAGTGGCGCTGCTGTGTCGCAGCACGTACTCACGGTGTGTCGTCGCCGATGTCGATGACAATCCTGGACTCCGTGTGCACGGTCTGCTCAATGTGCTCGCGCTGGCCCAGCACACACTTGCCCAGCCAGATCAGCATGGTGTCGCTGCCGTCGCGAGCGCGCTGCAGCTGCAGCGTGCGGATCTGCTGATGCAGTTGCGCCCTGCCGAGTTTTAAATAGGCGCCAAAACGGCGCAGTAACGTATTCTCGGAGACGCCGGCCAGCACCGCGATGATGGCGTCGCTGTGGCCGAGCGATGCCAGCTGCTGCACCTGCTCCTCGTCGAGTTTCAGGGACTTGCGCGGTCGTGCCATAGAAGTTCCTTTGCGTGCCACGCGCGCAGCGCATGCAGGTCGATGCGCCGTGTCCTCACGTTACTCCCCGCCATGAGACAGAGACGGTCTTGGTTGAGCACACGCAGGTCAGACGTCGGGCCGATGCGTCGCGTCAACGCGCGCCAAGTCGGC